CGCGAGGTCATGCCCTCGCTCGTCGACGTCGACGTCGTCATCACAGACCCGCCCTACGGTGAGACCAAGCTCGGGTGGGACAGGAGGGTAGACGGCTGGCTCCCCTTACTCCCGTGCAACGTCCTGTGGTGCTTCGGGTCGCTGCGCATGTTCAGGGAGACCGTCGTGGACTTCGAGGGCTGGCACCACGCACAGGAGGTCATCTGGGAGAAGCACAACGGGAGCGTGTTCCACGCCGACCGCTTCCGCCGCGTGCACGAGCTGGTCGTGCAGTTCTACCGGGGGCGCTGGGCCGACGTGTTCAGGCAGCCACAGACGACACCTGACGCGGTCGCGCGAACGGTCAGGTCGAAGCGTCGCCCGACACACACCGGAGACATCGAGCGCCCTCCCTATGTGAGCCAGGACGGCGGGACTCGCCTGATGCGCTCGGTCATGAAGGTGCGAAGCGAGCACGGGCGTGCCATGCATCCGACCCAGAAGCCGCTCGGCATCCTGACCCCGCTCATCGACTACTCGTGTCCGGGGGGGGGCCTCGTGTGTGACCCGTTCGCGGGGTCCGGCTCCACTCTGCTCGCGGCCAAGCTCCTGGGTCGGCGTGCCATCGGCATCGAGATCGACGAGCTGTACGCGGAGGCAGCCGCGCGTCGGTTGTCGCAGGGCGTGCTTGGGGAGGTGATCGCTCAACAGACCACACCGTGACCGAGCGCGCCTATCAAGCGGCGCGCCGACGATCCGGAGGTGCGAACCATGAAGAAGCGCTGGATCAACATCTGTTTAGCCCTGACCCTAACTACAGGACCGAGTCTGATGATCGAAACGACAGCCCAGGCAACCGGCCGCGGCCCCTGCTCCGCCGACCGCTACGACGTCACCCGCTCCACGCCGACCGACGTGCGTGAGCGGAAGATGCGAGCGCTGATCCGGTGCGCGTTCACCCGGTTCGGCATACCCGAGGAGATCGACACGGCGTTCGTGATCGCGCAGAGGGAGAGCGGGTTCAACCCCTGGGCGAAGAATCCGAACGAGGCAGCCGCCTGCCGGCCATGGTCGGAGACCTCTTACGGTTCGTGCGGCATCTACCAAGAACTCTCCCGGTTCCACTCCACCCGCGTTCGCGCCTATCTTCGCGAGAGGTGGTTCCCGCGAACGTGGCCCGAGGTGCCGATCCTGCAAGCACGAGCCAACGTGCTGATCGCCGCTCTGATGGTACGAGCGAGGGGGTGGTGTGATTGGACGGCGCCGGACTATTGCGGTGGGTAGCTGTGTCGGTGCCAACACCTAGCATCGACGGTGATGGGATACCCACCCCGACCAATAGAGGACCGGTTCTGGCCGAAGGTCGACGTGCGGGGTCCCGACGAGTGCTGGGAATGGCGGGGTGCACGGGTGCGCCGGATGGGATCTCCCCCGACCTACGGACTCATCCGCGCCCCTGGCAAGGGAAACGGCAACCTCCTGACGCACCGAGTGGCCTTCGAGCTCGCCCACGGGGTCTCTGCAGGGGGGCTCTGCGTGTGTCATCGCTGCGACAACCCGCCATGCGTCAACCCGGCGCATCTGTTCCTTGGGTCTTCCGCGGAGAACTTCGCGGACATGCGAGCGAAGGGCAGGGACAAGGCGCCTACGCCACACCACCGGGGCCGTCATCGCGTGGGGTGCGAGCAGCAGCCGGGATGCGCGTGCTACAGCGGGGCGCGCACGTCAGGAGAGTTGCACGGGAACGCGAAGCTAACGACCGAGAGCGTCTTGCAGATCAGGGCACGGGCTGTGACCGGGGCGAGCGGCGCCGCATTGGCGCGGGAGTTCGGCGTGAGCCCAGCGACCGTCTGCGATTTGGTCAGGCGCCGAACCTGGGTGCATTTGTCCTAGCCCGGCAGCACCTCGCCCGCTACTGGCCCGGGCGTGTGCAGGTCTTCCTGCGGGCGCGCTGGTTCCCCCGGGCGTGGCCGCAGGTCCCGGTGCTACAGGCTCGGGCCAACGTGCTCGTGACGGCGAAGATGGTGCGCGCCGGGGGATGGGCGCCGTGGTCGCTGTGAACGCGGGGGGCACTACGTAGCGAGGCTGGAGCGTGGATGACCGAGGAACCTACCTCTCGCTGTTCTCCGGTGTCGGGGGTCTCGACCTCGCAGCCGAAGCCCTCGGGTTCCGATGCGTCGCGCAGATCGAGTGGGACCGATCGTGTTCCGCTGTTCTCGAACGACACTGGCCTGACGTCGAACGATGGGGTGATGTTGCTACCTACCCCCGTGACCCTGGATGCGACGGCGGTGCGGAACCGGACGGCGGTGCGGCGGACGCCTGCGCGGATGGGCCATCACGACGGGCTGACATTGACGGACGTACTCGGCGAAGGGGGGACGTTGACCTCATCATCGGCGGATTCCCTCGCCAGCCCTTCTCAACCGCCGGCAAGCGAGGAGGCAAGTCCGACGAGCGATACCTCTGGCCCGAGTTCCGTCGCATCATCGACGAGGCTCGACCCTCCCTGGTCTGGATCGAGAACGTCCCGGGTGCCGCCCTCTCCACCCAACAGGAGGAAGGATGACCACTGAGCCGCCGTGCCTCAAGGTGAGTCCGCTCGGGAATCCCTGCGATAAGACGTGGGGTCATCCACTCCCACACCAGTACGCCTACGGCGGTGTTTGGGAGACCTGGCACGACGCGCCGTACACGACCGGGACGCTGCCAGCTGGCTACCGCGCTGAGTTCAGGAAACCCGCGTGGGAGGTACTGAGTGAGTGAGCGGACTCGCGACTACCCGACCGAGGACGAACTGGTGCAGACACGGGACGCACGGTGGCTGCGGTGCGGACACCTGGACCTCGGAGACTCCTACCACGGCGGGAGGCCGTGGCAGTGCCTGTGCCAGTGGCGCGAGGGCTCTAACGCCGGCGCGACGTCGTCGGCCGGTCCTCGGAAGCGCGCACGGACTCCGAAAGCTCCTTGATCGCCTGCGTCAGCGCGTCGGCCTTCTGGGCGAACGTCGATGCCAGAGCGTCCAGCTTGGCCGAGAGCGAGCGCGTGAGCCACAGGACCACGATGGCGAGCAGGCCGAGCGATCCAACCTCTCGGATGATCGCGAGTAGTTGCTCCTCCATCTAGGGAACCTCCAGTTCGACGCGCTGCGCTACGGCAGCCAGTGGGATGTGAGTGACCGCGCGCCAGGTGAAGCCCTCCGAGGGCTGCTCGGAGGCCACGGCGCACCAGCCGGGCCAGCGGCCGGGTAGGTCCCAGCCGACGACCGTCTTTATGCAAGGGGTGGACAGCTCGCCCTCCTCGAACTCGAAGCACGGGTCGAGATAGGTCACGAGGACGAGCTGCGGGCTCATCAGGTCTCGATGCCGAAGCTGAGGTGATGGGGCTCGTCCGGCCGGCTCTGGTGCCAGTGCCGGTAGATGAGCGCCTTGTGGATCTTCGCGAGCCGCACCGCCGACTGGCCCTGATCCACGTCGATCGCGAGGCCTCGGGTGTGTGCCGTCACATCCGGGTGGGCGTAGCGGGCCTTGTCCGAGAGCCAGAGCGACCGCTGCACCGCGCAGGAGCGCCAGGCCACCCCGGTCAACAAGATGGGGAACCCGAGCACCTGCTCAGCGGCCTGGAACGAGTGCAGCGCCGCGCGCTGCAGCTTCACGTAGCGCACACCGGGCACCTGGTGGTAGATCTCGATCCGGGCGTAGTCATCGCGGCAGGTCCCGCCGCAGATGATCCGGCCCCAGCGTCCCTCGACGGGCTTGGGCACGGTGAACTCGCGCTCGGTGGGCGGCATCCCGTCGTACAGCGGTGCGCTCATGGATCCTCCTTCACGTCGGTCCTGTCGAGCCAGCGGAGCCACAGCCGCCGTCCGCGCAGGCGGCGTAGGTCCCGCTGGAGTGCCGCGAGCTGGGCGGGGTCCTTGGTCACGGCGAGCATCTCCTCCAGGTCACGGATCGCGATGGTGAGCAGCTGCTCGCGGTCGCCAACCCTGCGCGTCATCTCGCCTCATCGGTGGGCCAGCACGGCGGCCAGGCTCGGCGGGCTGGCGCGGCGTCGCCTAAGCGGGGCGGGCGCAGGTGCTGGAGCCGGTGGGGCAGGTGGCGCGATCTGACCCTGGGGCCCGCCCCATTCGGCGTGCCATGGCTCCCCGGCGACCGGGAAGCTCCAGCCGTTCGCCGTGAGCCAGTCGCGGACCTCGGGCTGCGCGCCCAGGAATGAGCTGTCGATGTCGAAGGCCCGCCCGACCTCGTGCATGGAGTGCCCGGGCGGAGCCGCGAGGTTGCCCGCCCCGGCCAGGTAGCGCGCGTACAGGGCCTGCTGCTCGGCGCGGCTTCGCCAGTCCGAGACGACCTGCGAGCTGATGTCGGCCCCCGTCTGACGCTCGCCGCGCATGAGCGAGCGGACGGCGGCCGGCACGCCGGTCACGCCCTGGCGCATGAGCAGGTCATCGGGGGCCCCGTAGTCGCCGGCCGAGCCCGGGCTCCCGGTCGGCGTGAAGCCTCCCGAGACGCCCGATGGCGGGCCTGAGCCGCTGGCGAGCAGGGCCATGAGCACGTCGAGGCCCCCGCCCGCGTAGGGCTCAGGAGCCCCGGGAAGTCCCTGGGGGCTGCCAGAGCCTGCGGCACCCTGCACGCTGGCGAGCAGCTCCTCGAGGGAGGGCAGCTGGGGGTTGAACGTGTCGGTGAGCGATGCCATCGGGTCAGCCTCCGTAGCCGCTGCGGCGTAGTGCCTCGCGGAGTGCCGCGATCTGGTCCTCGGCCAGCTGCTGCTGGTATCCGGCGAGGTCGTAGTCCAGCGTCGGGATCCCGCCGAAGGCCGCGAGTTCCTGCACGCGCGAACTCGGGTACAGCGGCTCCCCGGTCATGGGGTCTCGGATCACACCCGAGCCCGAGAGCACGTCTTCCAGCCCGGCTGTCCCGTAGGTGGCACCGCCGGCGATGACGTCCTTCGCCAGCTCGTACTGCGGCACCTGTTGCAGCAGGTGCTCGAGGATGCCCGGTGCAACTCGGTCGATGGGCTCGGCTCCGATGGGAACGCCGGCGGGGTCGCGCAGGATCTGGAAGCGCTGGTCCGAGCCGAACGGGGTCACGACGTCGGGGTCGGAGAACTCCCTACCCGTGAACGCTGAGCGACCGGTCGAGCGTTCGTAGACGAGCTTCCACGCGGGGTGCAGCAGCGAGAGCGGCGTCTGCAGCAGCGCTGAGAACGGGTTCGCACCCCGGGAGGTCAGGAACCGCACACTCCCGTCGGGGTTCGTGCCCACCGGGAGCGCGCCCTCGAGCCAGGAAGGAACCTCTCCGTACTCGGCTGTCATCTCGTTCGCGAGATCGACCATCTGCGTGAGCACGATCGCGCGCCCCGGGTATTCCAGCGGCCAGGTCACGGCGAGCTTGGCGACGTGGCGATAGAACGACCAGAACGGCACGAGGAAGCGACGGATGACCTTCCGACCGAACGGTGACTGCGTGACGTAGTCGTTCAGGAAGTGGTCGACCTCATCGAGTGCCTGGCGGATCATCCGCTCGCCGGCCGGCCCATCGGGGATGCCCGCCGCGATCCGCTCCAGGCGTGCCTGGGAGGAGGCGAAGCTCCGCCCGGTGGTTCGCACGCCGGCCTCGATCTGGCGACGCTCGAGCCCCTTGAGGTAGGAGGCCTTACGGAAGGCGTCCTCGATCGCGCCGTTGACGTGGCGCATCGTGGCAGCGATCCGCTTGGCTCGGCTGACAGGCCGCGTCGCGGCGAGCGCTTCGTAGAACTGCCCCGTTCGGGTCAGGTTGGCGGTGCCGCGCTTGGGCAGGTATTGCGTGCCCGCCGCGAAGAACCCGCCCGTGGCTTCGGTGACGCCCGGGACCTCATCGAGCTTGGAGCGCCAGCTACGGTCGAGCTGTGCGATGACGTCGCGTAGGCGTGCCCCCTGCATCTTCGCGAACACAACGTTGCCGAACAGGTTATTGACGACCCAGCGGGGCGAGCCGGCGAGCACGAGGCCTCGCCAGACGTTCGTCGGGGTGTCGAAGAACAGGCGGATGTTGCGCTCGGTCCCGGGTCCGAGCAGCGGGCGGACGTGGGCCTCCAGGCGCTCGGCGACCGCCTTGGGCAGCGCGTAGAGCTCCAGGCCCTTCGTCGTCACACCGACGCCCGAGCGCGCGACCTCCCGCCCGATCTCGTCCTGCACGGGCTCCATGACGGCCTTGAACGCCTGGGCCAGCGCCTCGTCATCGGAGGCTAGGCGCGCGGTCAGGTCGGCGACCTCATCGGAGAAGTGCATCTGCATCCGGAAGAACCGCACCAAGCCTTCGGGCGCGTAGACACGCTCCGTCGCCGGCGAGATCTCATCGAGCGAGGACACCGGCCGGCCGAAGCGCCGTGCGACCTCATCGACCAGGCGATAGGTCTCCTCGAAACGGACCGCCTGCGCGGCGCGCTGGGAGTAGGCCTTCGCGGCGTCGCGCTCGTACAGCCCCTTCTCGAACAGGTAGCCGGTGCTGCGCCTGGCGTAGCGGGGTTCCGCGGCGCGCCTGGCCCCGATCGTCGACTTGGACAGCGTCAGGAAGTCCTTGAAGTTCATGTGGCGCACGTCGAGGTGGGGGAAGTAGACGGGCGCGGAATGTCCGGCCTCGTCGAACATCCGATGCAGCTCCAGGGTGTCGGTGCCTCCGCTGAACCCGCCGGCGCGGTAGTCGTAGCGCGCGCCGGACTGGATCCTGAGCGGTAGGTAGGCGCGCTCCATCGCCCCCGCCGGGGAGAGCATCCCCTTGGCGATCATCGGGTTCACGAGGTTCTCCTGGACCCACAGCCGCATGTCTTCCTTCACGCGCGTGAGGGTGGGGACCTCGCGGCCGAGCAGGTGCTCCTCCATCTCGGTCAGCACCGGCTCGAAGCCGGTGCGCAGGTAGGCCTCGGTGAGTTCGGCCTCACGCAGCAGATGCTCAGGGACGTCCTCACCTGCGCTTCTCATAGCACTGAGCCGGCCTTCGAGAGACCTCCACTCCTCGTAGATCGGGTGCATGACCTGGCTCACCTGCGCCGAAAGCGGCGTGTGGAACTGGATCTCGGTGTTGAACCCCGAGGGCAGCTGCACCGTGGCGTGATAGCCGCGGTAGCCGTGCGAGGGGTTCTGCACGAGGTCGTCGATCTCCAGGATCTTCCCGACGCCCCGGAGCTTCTCGATAGCGGCCGGCGCCTCGCGCCAGTTCCCGATCTGGACGCGCGCGCCGACGTAGTCCGCGAGCTGGGCTGCGGAGTAGTCGAGCCCGCGGGCGGTCTTCCGGGCGATCTTCTTCTCTGCGGCCGACAGCTCCTTCACCCTGGTCGCGATGATCGCGTCGGGGCCGAAGACCTCCGCCAGAGCCGAGCGGAGTTCGGCTTCGGCCGCAGGGGCTGCCGCATCGAGTTCTGACAAGGTATGATGTCGCTGTAAAGGAGGGATGCGAGCGATGTCAGTCTCAGGCCCGAGGTACTGGCGGGACACCGGCGCGGTGCTCCGGGTGCTCGATCCCACGGAGCGCTGGCCGATGGCCGAGATCTTCCTCCCCGAGAAGGGCTGGGTGCCCGCAGGCGTGTCGATGTCCGGGCTGGATGGGGACCGCGATGTCATGCCGATCTCCGAGGCTGAGGTCGTGGCGATGGGTGTGCCGGTCTGAGTCCGTAGCGCTTCGGGGATGCGAGACAGGACGTCGGTCGGCTCGGGCCCGAACCCCGTTGTCTCGGTCCAGGCCGGGTGCACCTGCTCCTCGGAGAACGCGATCCAGACGCGGTGGGGCTTGCCCCCGCTGAGCCGACCCCCAGGGTGCGTGATCCCGTCGAAGCCGGCGGCCTCGATGATCTGGCGCGTGGTCTCACGGGTGCCGTGGGCTGCAGAGTTCACGAACGCCCAGGCCTCCTCGCCTCGCGTGGCGGTCGGCATCCGCTTGGCGAGCGTCGAGAGGTCCGCCTCACTCGCGCGCCCACTGGCCGCTACAGCTTCGATCAAGCGCGCCTGGTCTTCGGGCGAGACCGGTGCGTCGAAGTCGAACGGGTTGCGGATGTCCAGGTGCACGGGGCGGACCTGGGGAGCGTCTATCGAGACGCCGTGGCGCAGCAAGAGGTTGGGAACGTCGAGCCCAGGTGTAGCGAGGAGCTGCGAGACCTCGCCGCTCCGCTCGAAGCGCTCGATCTGATGCTCGGCGAAGTCCACGAGTCGCTGCGTCTCATGGATGCCGTTGTCCTCCGCGTACTCTGCGGCTCGGGCCGAACGCTGTGAGAGCGCGTCCTTCACGATCGCGCGGCGCATGTCGAGGTCCTCGACGTAGTTCGGGCGCGAGCCTTGCGAGTAGCCCGACGCGATCTCGGGATCCTCGGTGAAGTAATGGCCGCGCCCGTACAGGGCTGCCTCATCGGCTTTGCCGATGTCGAAGTTCTCGAAGGTCTTCGCCGTTCCGTGGAAGACCGGCTTCGGTGCCCCGGTCTCGTCCAGGACCTTCGTCTCGGGAAGGAACTGCGGGTGCATCGCTCCAGGCACGCTCACCGACAGGTTCTGGAACTCAGCCTCGGCCAGGTCATCCAGGCCCTCATCGACGAGGGGGCGGAGCTTCTCGTTCACCTCGGCGAGTAGCTGGTCACGACGGCCGACCGAGGCGACGAAGTGCTGGCCCAAGATCCGGTCCGTGAGCTTGTGCAGCCGATGAGTGGCGAAGGCGGGCTTGTAGACCCGCTCGACCCCGCCGGAGCGCGCGGCCTCGATCGTCTTAGTGAGCCGCGCCAGCTCGGCGGACTCCGAGGGAAGCGCGTAGCCGCCCTCGACGATTCCGCGAAGCTCGCCGGCGGCGCGCTCGAGGTCGTCCAGAGGCTGCGTCATGGCCCGTTCGATGGGGCGCGCCAGGGATCTGACGAGTGGGTTGCGGGCCTCGGAGACCAGACTGGTCTCATACCCGATCAGGCGGGGGGTCGTGCGGGGGATCAGCGCGTCGACGGCGCGGATGGCGGGTGAGACCGTCGCGGCGGTCCCGGCGCCGCGCGAAGCGGCGAGGTCATCCAGGCCACGCACGACCGAGGGGAACGGCCCGATACCCAGACGCCCTGCGGTGAGCGGGACGCGGGCACCGACCCCGGCCGTGCGAGCCGCAGCGCCTGCTCCGCCCGCGATCGCGAGCGCGTCCAGTCCGAAGCTCAGCGGTTCCTCGTAGAGGTAGCCGAGCGTGCGGGAGGCGGGCTCGCCACCGGGCAGCAGGGGCCCGTAGCGCCGCGCCACGTCGGAGACGACCGCGGCCGGCAGCCCTGCGAGGGTCTTCACCGTCGTGAACGGGTCGGTCTCGGCCCCTCCGAAGGTGACTCCCTCCAGGGCCAGCTCGCCGACGTCGGAGACCGCCCCGAGCCCGAGCTTTCCCAGCCCGAGCAGCACGTCGCCGGCGCCGCCCACGAGGTTGCCGAGGAAGCCACCGATGGAGGGAGACTGCGGCGCGGGCGGGAGGAACGGTGCCACGCTGGCACCACCGAAGATGCTGCGCACACCTGATGCGGCCCCTGCGGGCTGAGCGAAGATGGATGAGACGGGCATGGGGCCTTGCGTAGCTCCTGTCTTCGGTGGTCAGATGTCCGGGTGGGACTCAAGTTCTGGCGCGCTGCCGCGCTCACGGTGATGGCAACCGGTCTCGCCGTCGCAGCCTTGCTACCCGACCGTGTGCCCGCTCCGTCGCCGCTAGACGTTCTGCGGTGTCAACAGGAAGCCGAGTCAGCCGTCAAGAGCGTCTTCGGCTCCGCGTGCTCGGAGCCGCTGCCTCAGTCCCCGCCGCTCGCCGGTCGCGCCCTGATGGTCGGCCTGGGTATAGGTATGGGCCTGATCCTCCTGGCGATCGGCGAGGGGGCGGCTCAGCGGGTCAAGCCGTACGGGCCGAGCGGCGCGCCACGCTGGCCGACCGAGGGTGCGGGAGCGAGTCCCGCAGGTGCGGCTCCAACGGCATCCACGGCCAGCGACCGGTCGGTCGAGGTGACGGGGGTGCCACCTGGGTCCCCGCCGGCGGCGACGTAGGCCTTGCCCAGCACGTCGTAAGCGCGCGCGAGTTCGGCCTCCGGGTAGCCCTGCAGACGCAACGTGGTCATGTGCTGCATCCGTAGGTCGTGCAGTCCCATCGAGGGGCTCGGCTGGCCGGTCGCGGGATCGATCCCGCTCACGGCTGCCATCTGGGCATCGCTCACGAGGGTAGCGATGTCTTCGGGCGTGAGGGTCAATCCCGAGGCCGCCGCGTACATCGGACTCACGTCCTGCCCGCCGTAGATCCCCCCGATCACGTCATCGAGGCCCTGCGCTGCGGGTCCGCGGAACCCTGAGTACGCAGCCTCCACCGCTCCGGACGGAACACCGGACGAAGCGAGCCCCGCGATCTGTTCGAGCGCTCCCGGCAGCGCCATCATCTGATCCTGGCGAGAGGCTCGGCGCGTGCGGTAGGCGTCGAAGCGCTCGTCGATGCCGCCCACGACGCCGGATAGCAGCGCCAGCGCGGTCTGCCCATCGAGCCCTTGACCGATCGCGCCCTGGATCGAGGCGATCAGGGACTCATCGACCGGCTTCACGAAGTCGGCGAACGTGCGCCGCTGCACCTCGGGCTGGGGCAGTGGGCCGAAGGTGCTGGGGTGCTGAGGCAGCGGTGGCACGAGATCGGAGAGCGAGAGTGGAGGGCGTGGTCTCGAAGGTCCTGGCATCGTCGGCTCCTACTGTCCCTGGATCGATCGGATGTAGCGCATGATCTGTTCCGGGCTCCATCCCGCGATCATCCCGCCCAGCGCGTCGTCGGAGGCCCCCGACTGGTTGAGCGCCCGAGCCCTGAGCGCCAGCTCTTGCGAACTCAGGCCCTGCTCGAACGCGATGCGGCGCAGCTCGTCCAGGCGAGCCCGGATCTCAGCAGGCGTGCGGCGCAGCAGGTCGACCTTCTGCTGGGACAGCTCGCGGCGGAACTCACCGAGGTCCTGCAGCATGTTGCGCTGCGTCAGCGCCGACTCGATCGAGCCCTGACGCCGCGCCGAGGTGTTGTAGGCCAGGCCGCGGGCCCGCGCATCTGCGAGTCCTTCGAGCGCCCCGGCACCGATCGAGCCGAACAGCCCGGCGCCTGCGGTGATCTCTGAAGACGGGACACCCGCGACGCCCGAGCCGAGCAGTCCGGTGAGCCCGGCGAGGTCACCCCGCAGGTCGCCTGCGATCTCTCGCGACTCGCCCTGGTAGCCCTGACCGAGCCCGCGGAGCTCCTGGCCGAGGCCTCTGTAGACGCCCTTCACCTGACGACGAGAGCGGCGGAAGTCGCGTTTGGACTGACGCCGCGCCCGGCGCAGCGCGTCCAGCGCCGGGCCGTAGCTGAGCATCACGTCACGGCGAGCGTCGCCGGACAGGGGGCCGTTGGGGTTCTCTGCCATCATCGTCTCCCGCGCCGCGGGGTGTACGGGCTCTGGGCCGAGCGCTGGGCGAGCTGCAGCAGCAGCTCGGCGAGTTGGTTGCGGTAGTCCCCGCGCAGGTCGCCGCGCTGGCTGGCGACGTCAGACAGCGCGCCTCCCGTGGCGGTACCGAGGTCCTGGGTCATGCGCAGGTACCGGGTCGCCAGGTCGGCCTCATCACCGGCCTGGATGCCCGAGCCCACGATCCCGCGGGCGGCCAGGTCGTTCATCATCGCGTCGGTGTCATAGCCCCGGTTGGTCTCCATCCGGGCGAGCGCGAGCTGCTGCTGCGCTCGTATCTGCTCGCGCAGCGGCCCGAGCACGTCGAGCGAGGACTGGAACTGGTCATCCAGGGCGCGTCGCTGAGCCTCGTAGATCGCATCGAGCGGCAGGCCGCCGATACGGTTGCGATCGCCGCCACCGCCACCACCTCCACCGCCGGGCCACTGCGTCGGGCCGGGGACGTTGGGAGCGCCGCCGCCGGGGCCTCCGGGGCCAGCCAGCTTCGCCATCGGATCGTAGCCGCCGCCGCCGCCACCGCTGGGCCCGTTCGGGTTCCACGGCGGGGTCTGCCCGGGCAGGGGCGGGGTGCCGCGTCCGCCGCCACCGGGGGCGTTGGGGTTCGGGTTCCACGGCGGGGTCTGGCCTCGCCGCCGGCGTCCGAAGCCGAAGCGGCCACCTGCGCCGTAGCCCAGGCCGGGCGTGGGGCCGCGGTCGTCTGGCTGGTTCTGCCTGCGACGGCGCCGCATCGGCGCGTAGGGACTGTCCATGACCATCGTGTGCCTCCTATCAGCTCGGTCCGAGGAAGAACATGGCCGCGTTCCAGTCCTCGAGCGTCCGGTTCGTCCCGGAGGTCTGCGTGAGCTGGAAGCGGATGTATTCCAGGCGGGGCAGCGAGATCACCCCTGCGATCAGGTTCGAGGTCGTCCACCCGGCGGTGGCGACCGTGGGGCGCGTGTCCAGGAAGCCCTGTTCCTTCAGCGGGGTCCAGGCTGCGGCGTCGGTCGAGCGCTGGGCGAACAGGCGCCGGTCCCCCAGCGCGTTGGCTTCCCATCGCACGTGGCAGATGAGCAGGTACTGCCCGGCGAACGGCACCCGCAGCCGGTCGTTAGCCTTGTCGGCCGTGTAACGGTCGGTGTCGACCTCGACGGTGAGCCCAGCCATGTTGAGCACGGTGTCCGTGGCGGTCACGATCCCGGTCTGGTCCCCGAGGCGCTGGATGCGGCAGCGGCTCATCCCGATCCGCGAGGGCCCCTGCAGCCAGTCTCTGAGCGCCCGCCAGTTGCGAACGTGCAGGTCCTCATCGGCCGCGAATCCTCCGAGCACCGGAGGGAAGAAGTCCCCGCCCGCGGGCACTACCGCGCTCCCTGTGAGACCTCGATGCCGGCGATGGCTTCCTCGACGGCGTAGGTGTCGTCCTCGGATGAGTCCGGGGCCGCGCTGAACCTGATTCCGAAGCTGCGTCCCTCCTCGCCGAAGTCCACCCGCTCGATGTAGACGCCCGCCGCCGCCCTCTTGCCGATCACCTTCGCCGCTGCGGTCACGGCGACCCCGTCGACCACGGGGGTGACGGTGAGCCCCTCACCGCTCACCGAGCCGAACCACTGACGGAACCGGACGTAGCAGTGACGCAGCACGCCGTTGGTTCGCGCGTCCCCGGGGAAGACCTGGCCCGTCTCGGCGAGATAGGTGCCCGCCACCCCGTCATCGGGGCGCGGGTCGCGGTAGCCGGTGAGCGAGTAGGGGCCGGTCTCCTTGCGGACCGAGAGCAGCCGCGAGCCGTTGACGGTCGAGGAGATGAGGTAGCGATCGTCGAAGCCCGCGAGGTCCTGTGGCCCGTCGGTTGCGCCGAGCGCCGAGGTCTCCTTGCGCCAGGCCTTCGCGCGCAGGTCGTAGCAGTGCGCCGTGGCTCCCTGGTGCGAGGCCGTCACATAGAGCCGGTCAGCCGTGACGGCCGCGCTCATGTACCCGGTCGCCGGCGCGTCGGCGATCGCCAGGTGCTCGGTGAGCCGTTCCAGGCCGGCGCCGCGCCAGAGGTAGACGTTGCCGTCCAGGCCGACGACGTAGACGCCTTCGGGCGTCGAGACGAGCGATCGGCCGGGCGCACACCCGTGCACCGGGTCGATGTTGCGAAGCGCGAAGCTGTCGGGCCCGGTGCCGGCCAGGTACCAGAGCGAGTGCGCCTTGCCGATGACGAGCACGTCTTGCCAGAGGGCCAGGTCCTCGATGGGTTCGCCGTCGTCCTGGGCGACCGGGATGAAGTTCTCGGTCACGGTCCAGGACGTCTCGTCCGCGACCTCGGAATAGCGCAGGTACGTCGGGTTCGTGTCAGCCCCTCCGGTGAAGAAGCGCGACAGGTGATAGGCGAGGCACCGCCCCGCGATGTTCGAGGTCGCTATCGCGTCCTCCGTCGTGCCGTCGTAGCGCCGGATCTGCCCGGAGGGGAAGCCCGGGTTCGTGCGGATGAGCTTGGAGTTACCCACGGCGAAGGCGACCGGGCGATCGCGGTGCGCGGCGGCCACGGCGACCGCGCCTCCTATGGCCGTGTAGCTCGTGAACGTCGTCGGGTCAGCGACGTTGGTCTTGTGCAGCAGGAAGGACGTGCCGCCTCCGGCGTCGAAGGTTGCGATCACGATCTTGCGGACCCCGGCCTCATACCAGTTCGTCCACAACCCCCGCCCACGCTTCGCGGTCGGCGCCCCGGTAGGCGAGGCTCCCGCCGCCTTCCACGCCGGACGCGGGGTGATCCCACCACCGGGCAGCCACTCGAAGTTCTCCAGCGCCGCCGCATCTCCGGGCACGAGCAGCGTGGACTGCTCGAACTCGTTGAGCCCCCGCTCGAAGCTGAGCGGTAACCAGATCATGTCCTGCGACGCCATCAGGTGAGGTACTCGCCGGAGTCGAAGTAGCCCATCTCCGGCGAGATCGTGATCGGGCCGGGCCGATCGTTGTGCACCAGCCCCGCAGGGGCCGGCAGGCCATCCTCGTACAGGTGCTCGTAGGCTGAGAACCGCCCCGCATCATCGGACTTGAGCATCGCCTGGGCCTGGGCGTAGCGGACCATCTTGGTCTGCAGGTGCTCCGTGATCTCCGGGGAGGCACCGTCATCGGCCAGCGCGACCGGCTCCTGCACGTACTCCAGCGTGTAGGTCACGCTCACGGCGGCCGGGTGGGTCTCGATCGTCCCGTCGAAGATTCGGAACAGTCGAACGGGCGGGGAGGAGCCGTCGAGCTGCCAGGAGATGAAGACCCCGTCATCGGCGGGCTGGGTGTCGGTCCTATCTCCGGCGATGCGCAGCCGCGTGACGTCGAGCACGACGGGGGTGGCAGGAAGCAGGATCGTTCCTGTGGCAGTCGTCGTGCCCGTCGCCCGGTTGCGAAGCAGGCGCAGCCGGGCGCACAGGTCCAGGTAGGCCTCGTGCAGCCAGTCGTTGATCTCGTTGTCCAGGATGAACGCGGAGGACTCATCCCGGATCGTCTCGCGAACGCGCGCGCGCAGCTCGCCTCGGTTCAAGATCGCCTCCTCGCAGGTCGTGGAGCTCGGGTGAAGACGTAGCTGCCGTGGCCGCGGCCGTGCCCGCGGCCGGGGGGCGGGGGCGGCTCCGGCGGGGTCTGCACGTTGATCTCGCCGATCGCGGCGGCCGAAGGCACACCGATCAGAAGGATCTTGGTGCTCGGGGACTGCTGCACCAGCGGCGAGCCGATGGCGGCTGGCGATGGCACGCCGTCGAGGCGGATCTGCCCGCTCGAAGGCGGGAGCGTGATCTCTCCGACGGCTGCGGGTGAGGGCACGCCCAGCAGGAGCACCGTCCCCGAGCCGGGGGAGGTCGGCGCCACGATCCGGTCGTTGACCTCTCCGGGACCGATCGCGGTCTGAAGCAGGTAGTCGTGCTGGCTGACGGCCCCGCCCGGCCAGCCTCCGCGCGCACCCGTGGGATGAAGCTTGGTGGCATCGAGCCTGCCCGGCTGCACCTCGATGAAGATCGGGGTGTAGCGCGCGGTGAGCGCATCCTCGCAGGCGTCGATCACCTCCTGCTGGGTATCGGACAGGTGCGGCATGACGGCGGTGCCAGCGAACTGGAACCCGATCAGGGCACCGGCCGCCTTGGCTTTGACGAGGAAGTCGTCGTGCCCGGGCATGGCGTTGCGGTAAAGCGGCGGGGAGCCCGAGGCCCGCAGGTTCGTCGTCATCGCGATCAGGCGCTTGCGGTAGACCGCAGCCTTGTCCTGGACGACGTCGTCCGAGCCAGCGACACCGTCGGCGAAGATTCCGCCGCCGGCGAAGCTGACCGAGACGGTCGGGGGCAGCAGGGCCATGCAATCGTCGATGCAGTCCTTCCAGGCCTGCGTCACCCGCGAGCGCAGGTCGGTCTCCCTGGTGGCGAACGTCGAGCCGGTCGCGACGTCGTGCCAGGCCCGCTGGTTCTGGCGGACATGGTCGTATGGCACTGTCCCGCTGGCGGGATAGCCGTCGTAACTGGCGAGCTGGTAGTTCGAGCCCGCGTAGGCCACGACCTTGCCCGGAAGGTGCGCGGTGGCGTTCGTGCCTGAATGGCCCCGGCGCAGAACGGTGAGGGTGCTCCCCGAGCGCGTGGCCACGATCAACTCATCGTTGCCACCGGAGAGCTGCGAGCCGCCGTCGGTGATCTTGTAGAGCGCGGCGATGAGCGGATAGCCGCTCACGCTGAGCGAGAGCGGGATCTGTGCGCCATCGAACGTCAGCTGATCCGCGGTGGTCGCTGAGCCCGTGTAGACCGTGGGCCCCTCGCCGTAGCCGAGCTGCACCTCAGAGCCGATCTCGGTGGGCGACGAGGCCGTGAACGAATGGATGTGCGTCAGCACGGGGTGTGAGGCCTGCACCGGGCACGGCGAGTTCATCCATCGTGCCCACTCGCGCAGCACGTCGGCGTAGTGCGTGCGGTAGTTCGCGTCCCAGGGCTTCGGGACGAAGATCTCCAGCGTCCCCTGGCTCCGCGTGGGCCACTCCAGGGAGTTCTCGTTCGCGAACGTGCGAACCCTCGCCACGGGCAAGCTCGGATGCGTAGCCAGCCATGACGGCTGAGAGGTGCCCGGCCTCCCGATGGGCGCATCGGCTCCCGCGAAGAAGCGCAGGAAGATCTGGTAGCCGCGGTTGTGCGCGTCCGCGATCGAGGTCTGCAAAGCGCCGTAGTCGAACGTGCCCTTGACCGGCTCGAAGTCCTTCCAGTAGAGCCCGACGCTGATGATCCGCAGCTCCGGGTGCGAGGTCTTCTCCGCCGCGGAGCTGCTGCCCGTCAGCCGTGAGGTGATGCCCGCGAGCAGCAGCGATGGCGGGGCACCGCCGCCGGACAGGGTCGGCGAGCCGATCGCTGCGGGTGAGGTCACACCGGTCAAGGTGACCGTGCCGACGAACGGTCCGGGCCAGGCGGCGACGGCCGCCGCGATGGAGTCGAGCTGGTAGGCCCCCGGCGGTGTCACGTGCGTGTTCGTCTGCCCGAAGTCGGTGTTCGTGACCTGGGTGTTCGTGTTGATCGTGCTCGCGGTGAGGGTCCAGGCCGGGGTGGTGGACTCCGGCGAAGTGAACATGCGGACCTCGATCGAGCCCGACGACGCGGATGCGACGAGGCGCGCCTCCAGGCGGAACCGAGCACCCGTCGGGATCGTCTGCGTCGAGGTCGCCACGTTCACGCCCAGCGAGTCGATGATGCTGACCGCGCCGTTGGTACCGATCAGGACCGCGCCGGCGAGCGCGGACCCGTTGCGCCACCGCATGAGACGAAGCGAGGAGGCGGGGAACGCGGAGAACTTGTAGTAGCCGCGCAGTCCTTCGTCGATCTGCGTGCCGAGCGCGCTCCACCGCAGGATCTCCGAGGTGGAGGCCGGCGGGTCGATCACGCACGCCGTCGAGCCGTGCGCCGGATCATCGCGTGAGAACGCCGGTGTTCCGACGATCGTATCGAAGGCGTCCCCGGAAGCACCGCCCGAGTTCGCCGTCGTGATGAGGATGTCTGAGACCGTCAGCGAGTCGACGGAGAACACGACCGGCTCGTTGGAAGTCCCGGCCGTCAGGACGGTGCGGATCGCGACGGTGCCCGAGGCCCAGCTAGCCGTGGCGTCGGTCTCGTCCAGCTGCCAGGTGGCGGGCTCGCCCGAACCGTCCTGCCACGCCTTGATCCGGATGCGGATGCCCGTCCCGGACGTGTCCCAGCGCGTGCGGAGCCAGAAGAACGTCCCGGCCGCGTGCGTGCCCGAAGGCGTGACGTCCAGGCCGATCGTGGAATCCACCCCGGCGACGCGCTTGCGGGCGCGAAGCTGGAGCGTCTGGTCGGGGTTGAACTCCAGGCGCGCGAGGTAGTGGTTGGAGGCGTCCTGGTAGCGGAAGCACGCGGACGTCAGCTGGTCCGCGCCCGCAGCGAGCTTGTCCGTCTTGACCTTGAGTAGCATCTCGCCGTCAGCGATGCTCTGGGCCAGCGAGGCGATGTGGTTCGTGTCCTCGATGGGGTGCGCGACCGTGCCCACGCCCGAGGCCACGTCGAAGTCGGCGGCGCTGCCGAGGTCGATCGTGTAGGCCCCGCCGATGTCGGCCGAGGCCCAGCCGTCGATCACTTGGCGCCCGAAGGCGTCAGTCGCTTTGGTCTCGGGCCCGCCCTCGAAGGTGTTGACGAGCGCCATCGCTTACAGGGCCGCAATCTTATTCGCGCCGTTGTCGAAGACGAAGTCGATGTTGCCGTTGTTGGGCGTGTACGGAAGGCCGGTCCCCTGGTCCACGTAGACGAGCAGGATGGCGGTGGCATCGACGCCCGTGTGCTTGTAGAAGACGACCGCCTCGAACGATGCGCCTGCGACCGTGGCGATCGTGTGGTCGGTCGCGTCGAACACGCCGAGCGTCGTGGACTTGCCCGCGAGCGCCGCTGAGGTCGCGATCCGGGCCCCCACCGCGATGTCGGCCAGGAAGTCATCGGTGCTCAGGTTGACCGTGTAGGCAGCCGTGTCGACCGCGACGAACCGGATGTCATCGACGAGGAAGTCCACGTCGCCGTTGAGGATCGCTTCGAGGCCCTTCTTGTACCAACCAGATGCCATGCCTAACCTCCTCGTGTGGAACGGGTCTCAAGGCGCACGGCGCTCAAGGGAGCGATCGTGCTGGGTCCGCTAGCCCCCGGCGGGGAAGTACCCGCCACCGACGTAGGGGAAGGGCACGTCGACGGCCGCCGGTGGCACGTCAGGCGTCGCCACCTGGAGCATGAGCGAGAGCCACTCCGGGTCCGGCGTCGCGTCCCCTGAGAACCCGACGCGGCCCTTGGCGCCGTTATAGTTCGTCGGCGTCCAGCCTCCGCCGGGCGCGGTGATGAGCGCGGCCTTGTAGAACGCCGTGGTCTGCGACATGTCCCCGGCGTAGATGTCGGTGAGCGTCGTCCCGGCCGAGTCCACGATCCGCGTCGTCCCGTTGTTCAGGGCGGTTGAATCGGCTTGCAGGGCGCCCACTCCGACGACCCCCCATAGCGTCGAGGTCGCCCAGGCGGGCAGGTCGGCGAAGGCTACCTCTACGTACTCCGTGGCCTGCAACGCCGCCTGCGTCACGGTATCGGCGTTATTGGTCCCGGTGGTCGCGGGCCACTCGTCGAGCAGGTTCCAGGCGGTCACGCCTGCGCCGAACACCGCGCCGTCGGAGGCGCGTTGCAACTGCACGGACGGACTCGGGCTGTGCGTTCCGTCGGCGTTCGGGACGAGGCCGAGGCAGGTGTGCGCTCCGATCGGGTGGTCCCCGGAGGTCGCGGACAGGACCAGATGCTTCGCCTTGAACGTCAGGGTGTGCGCGGTGAGGTTCGACCCGATCCGCCACGCGGTGATGTCCGAGCCGGCGACCCCGGCACCGGTCGCCTGGGTCTGCGCTGTCCCGTCCACCGACCAGTCCAGGGTGTGTGTGGCCGGGGTCGTGTCGTAGCGCAGGTCGATGCGATGGTCCGCCCCATCCACCACGTTCGGGCCGGTCTGCCCGCTTCCGCCGCAGGACGCTCCGATCGTCCCGTCGGTGTTGAGGTGGATGCGCCCGTCGAGGTCGGCGACGAGCAGGAAGCACCGCGACATAACCGAGGGAGCGGCCGAGCCGTTGAAGACGAAGGACGCCACGATGATGTCGTTACCGGCAGCGATGTTCCGCCCGACGTTCGTGGCGGTCACGCCGTCCTCGACGATCTGGATCGCGACCACCCCGTCGGCCTCATCGACGAAGCTGATCCCCGCCGGACGGCTCACCGAGTTGTACAGCTCGCTGCCAGCGGTCGGTCCGGCCCCGGTGTCTGCGGTCTTGTGCTTGAAGCTGTCGATCCAGATCGGGGTCGGCATCGGCGCACACCTTACGTGATGACGTAATACCAGACGTTCACGGTCACGCTTCCCGCAGCGGAGGTGGTGAGTAGCAAGTCATCGCCGTTGGTTCCTGCGATGAACGGCCCATCTAGGACCACACCGGGCGCCAGCGTCGCCGATGGTTTGAACGTGCCATCGAACACCGCCCTGGTGGTGCCACGGGCGAACGCAGCGGCTGCGGCGAAGTAGACCTGGCAGTCGAACGCTGTGGTTCCGAACGCCTGGATCTGGCACTTCATGACCACGATCTTCTCCGAGGCTCCGCCCAGGACGATCGTGGCGCTCGTCTGCTGAGTCGTGAACTGCACGGCCTCGTGAACGAGGTTCCACGGGTCGGAGTTCAGCCCGATATGGGGCGCGGCGCCGACCAGCAGGGCACCGTTGCGGTTCGTCCACAGGCTCGCTGCATCACCATCCGCACCGACGTCGGTCGGGATCGCGGCGGATGCGCGTCCGGCGGCGAGCACGGGGTTGCCCAGCACGGGCGAGGCGTGCGCCGCAGCACCCTGGACCTGCACGCCGTTCGTGGTCCCGCGCAGGCGGTCCCAGGTCGCGCCGTTGAACACGTAGGCCTCGCCGAGGGTGCGCAGCGCCCCCACGGTGATCGCGGCGAGCGCGTCGGCGTCGTCACCCTCGGACCGCAGGCGGTCCCAGTTCCCGTCGGTGTCCAGGCCGTGCAGGAACGCCCCGAGGCGCGGGAGCGTCGGGTTGGCCTGGTTGTCCGCGAGCGCTGCGGCGGTCTCGAACTCGGTGTCGACGGTTGGCGGGTAGACGGATTCTGCCATCACGTCACCTCGACGCCGGAGATGTGGACCGTGAGCGCGAGCGCCGTGCCCTGCAAGGCGCGGATCGTCTCGCCCGCCTCGAGGACCTGACCCTCACCTCCGGTGTAGACGCCCTTGGCAGGGATGTCGAGCGCCGAGAGGAAGTGGTTGGCGGCCGCGAGTGCTGCGGCTGCGTGCAGGCCGAGGGTGATCGTCGCTATGACGCCGGTCGTGTTCACGACGTGGATCTCACGGACGCGGAACCTCGTGGAGGCCGGAACGGTGTAGAGCAGCGTGTCGGTCGTGCCCGGCTGACCGGTGTAGGCGCGCTTGAGGGTCGCTGGCATCGTTCAGCCTCCGAAGGCGACGAGGTAGCCGTAGGCGAGCGCGAGGTTCGCTTCGCCGGCGGGGGATGAGGTGACCTCGAAGGCGTCGCCGTCGAAGTCGAGCGTCGTCACGGCCGCATCGACGGTTACGTCGTCGGCCTGGACCGTGATGGTGGCACCGCCGCCTGGACCCGAGAGCGGGCCGATCTCGGTGCCGTCATCACGCTTGTAGAACAGCTTGGAGACCGCGCCGTCATCCTTGGCGTACAGGCGGACCTTATTAGCGGCCGGCGTGGCGGGCGAAGCGATCTCGGCGTACTCGCCGAACCCGTCGTGCTCATCGTTCGTGAGCACGCCCGAGGAATCCGCCGCGGTGTGGTCGTGAGCCTGCGCGTGGTGGGCCGAGCCCGAGTGCGTGGCATCGACCGTGGGCGCGGCCCAGGTCCCTCCCAGCTCGCCGCCCGGCGCGGTGCCGACGACGATCTCGGCGGACAGTCCCGCGTTCGCGGTGCCGACGAGGTAGTCAGCGTCGGCCGGAGCCCCCGAACCGCTAGACGTGGCCTGGACCTCGACCTCATCGTTGGTCGGATCATCGACGAGCGTCCAGGTGACGGAGGCCGTGTCCACGAACCGGATGTGGCCGCGCAGAAGCTGTGCCGCCCCGAGGCGCAGGCGGGAGACGGCGCGAGAGAGGATCTTCATCGCAGCAGCTCGGCGACCACGAGCACCGGGACCCACCCGAGCGAGAGCGCCACGAGCGCCCAGGCGGGCAGCGGCGCGCGCGATCGGTGCGCCGGGAGCTTCGCCGGATGGGGCTCGGTGTAGGCGACGTGAGAGACCGCGAGCACCTTGCCAGCCTCAGAGACCTCCGAGATCGCCTGGCAGCTGGGATGCTGCGTGCAACGGGAGTAGGCGGTCCTCATCCGTAGTACAGGACGTCGAGGGTGGCCGAGACCGCCGTCTGGATCACCTTGACGCGGGAGAGCTTGCCCGTGTACCACAGCTCGTCGCCGACGTCGATCAGCATCCCGATCGCAGTCGTCGGATCGGTGCCGTCGTCGCGGATCCTCACGGACTGCGCGGTGCACTTGAGCATCGCGTAGCGCGAGCCCGTCGGAACCGTGAGTGCCACGGCAGCGGCGAGCGAGGTGATCTGCTGATAACCCTTGGGCTGGACGGGGCCTTCGCGCATATCCACGTCAGCTCACCGCCCCGTGCACGTCGGCCAGACAGCCGCAGGTGACGCAGGGCCAACCCTCCGTGACGATGCCGCGCACGTCATCGACGCGCGAGGCTACCGGGCCCTCCTTCGGTGAGAAGGCGTGAGCCCGTTCGTCCACCGGCTCAGGGTCTGACGCCAGCTGCGGATCGAGCACGGGCTCCTTGCGCCTACGCGGCATCCGTGCTCACCGCCTCGGCTAGCTCCTCGTCGTCGGCGACGAGGTCGGCGATGGGTGGCAGGTCGACCTCGGGGACCTCACCGGCGGAGAGCAGCTGCGCGTGCTCGGTGCAGATGTCCGAGCCGTCCGTGGTGCGCGCGCACAGTCGCACGCCCCCTGCTACCGGGATCATGACCTTGCAGCTGTCTGAGCCTGGGCTCGGAACCCCGGGATCGGCATCGGCCAGGTACAGACCGTGGCCGAAGTCCGGATGGGTGCGCAGGTGGTTCTCGACGCGCTCGCGCACGTCATCGGACCAGTGCAGCTTCCCCTGAGCCTCGACCGAGTCGAAGATCGAGCCGCCGGGTGCGGGCGTGAAGTCCGCCGCGATCCCGACGTCGTCTCGTAGCTGCTTCTGCCCGTTGGCGAGCACCTCGTAGCGCCTCGGCTCGACGATGTAGCGCGCGGGCCGGTACTTCGAGAAGAACCGCATGGAGCTTTCCCCCCCTCTACTTCGAGTAGCCGACGACGGTCAGCCGGACGTCGGCGACCGCGGACTGGTCGATCGCCGTGCTTTCGGTGCCGAAGGCCGTGAACATCAGGAGCTTCTTGTTCGCAAGGTCGGCCACGAACTCGCGGCGGTCCGCCACGGTCGCGTCGTTCTGCGACACGTTGATCGCGAGCACGTCGGCGAAGTCGCCCGTCCAGATCGCGGAGATGTCTTCCCCGCCGACCACGTAGGGGTTGCCGAACGCGATCTTGTAGACCGCGACCATGACCTGGCGCCCTCCACGTGCCTTGACAGGGCGCTTGGCGCCGGCTCCGGGGGAGTCGGCCTGCAGCGTGAGCGTCGATGCCATCTATTCCTCCTTCGATGAGGGTGCGGGGCGGAGGCCCCGAGGGGTGCGGCCTCCGCCCCGCAGGAACCGAGCGCGAGGGCTCGGCGGTTCACATCACCTATGCGGTGATGCCCTTCAGGATCCCGTGGACCTCCGGGTTGGAGATCTCGAACCCGACCTCGGAGAGGTACTCATCCTTCCAGCCGTCGTAGCTGGGGTTCTGGATGTTCTCCTTGAGCTGGGTGTCACGGGTGCGAAGCGCCGTGTACCGGAGCTTCTTGGGGTCGGCGGCGAAGATCCGCTCGCCGAACCCGGTTCCACCGGGACCGTTCTTGAGCAGGCGGTGCTTCACGATGAACAGGGTTCCGTGGATCGTGTCCCACTGCGAGATCGCGATCCCGTAGACCTTGTCCCGAGGCACCGTCTGCAGCCGACCGGCCGCCAGCTGGTTGAGGACCGAGGCCACGTTCGATGACACGAACATGACCCGCGTGTCCGAGCCTCCCGTCGCCTCGAACACGCGCCGAGAGAAGTCCTCGAGTTCGGGCTCGGTCAGCGTTCCGAGGGCGTCGACCACGTTGGTTCCAGCGAGCTGGATCCAGTAGTCGAAGCCTCCGGTGTAGCGCCGGGGCTTCCCGGTGTCGGAGGCGTCGATGTTCTTCTGGCCCAGCAGGAACGCCTTCTCGATCGCGATCATGTGCTCGCGAGCGAACTCCTTCTGAAGGCGCGGGCGGTCGCGACCCGAATAGTTCTCGGTCGCGGCCTCGCTTCCCGTGGTGCCGAAGGGATGACGGAACGGCTGGGTGTAGTTCGTGATGAACGACTCCTGGACCGAGCGCTCGACGCCGGCGTCTGCCCCTTCGGGGTAGGCCGGGCCGATGATGATCAGGTCGTCGTTGTCGTTCATCGCCGTGCCGGCCACCGAGCCGACGCCGCGGACGACGGTGAGCGGTGAGGCTCCCGCCACGGTCACGCGGAAGATCTCGCGTGTCCGCATGTTCATCACGAGGTCATCGACGAAGTAGAACGTCGGGTTGTCGACCTCGATGGCCGTGTCCACGTTCGTCTGGGCGCCGTTGACCTGGTCCGTCTCGCCGGGACGCTGCTTCTCGATCCACTCGAACTCGGTGTTCGAGACGGACCGCTTGCCCGCGCGCTTGGACATCAGCACGTAGGGGCTCGCGTTCGGATCCACGTAGTGGATCTCCCGGGAGACGTCACGCACTGCGCGGCTTGCGGGCACGTTCTTCGTGCTCTCGGCCACGCGGATGTTCGTAGGCATGACTGACTCCTTGGTTGGTCAGATGCGTGCCAAGGGGGGCGTGTCCGCGCGTGGCGGGGCAGAAGGGGGCACGGCACGAGTGATGCGTGTCCCTTCGAGGATGGGGGCCGGATGCTGGTGCTCCGGGTCTCCCAGGTAGGCGGGGGCCGCTCGGGGCGGGTGTCCCTTAGATGCCAAGGGGTGAGGCGTGCTTCTGCTCGTCTCGCATGAGCTTGAGCACGCTCCACTCCTCGGCGTCGGCGGCCTCGGGCCGGAGCCCTGATCCGCCGGCTTCGACGTGCGGCGTCGCGGTGCTCGCTGGGCGCTGGGGGACCGGGGCCGCGGCTGCGGGTGTCCCGGGGTGAGCCAGTGCTCGCGCGAGGTGCATGCCCTCGTCGGTCTCGGTGAAGATAGGGTTGGCGCGAAGGACGCGGTAGAGGGGCTCGTCCTTGGCTGCCTCGTAAGCGGTTTCGAGCATCGCTCCATCCGTGAAGTCGAGCTGCAGGTCCGTCACGATCGCGGCGACCTGCGTATCCAGGGCGGAGCCCGGAGCGGCGTCGGGATGGGCGGCGCGGAAGCTCTCGATCGTGGAGCGGGCGCCCTGTTGGAACGCGAGCACCTGCGCCTGTTCGGCGCCGATCTGCTGCTCGGTGAGCATCTGATGCCGGAGCGCTTGCGTGCGCGACTCAGCCTCGGAAGCGGCGAGGCCCTGGGCGAGGCGCAGCGTGTCCTCATCCACCCCGGCCTCGCGCGCCTGCGCGAGGAGCGCGGGATCCAGCGGCGCGGGGCCTCGCTGGGCCGGCTGCTGCAACGCGCTCGCTGCCTGACGGAGGAGCTGCTGCATCTGCAGCTGCTCGGCTTCGGCCTGACGCAGGCGTTCGGCCGTCCGCTGGGCGAGCGAGAGGGCGTTGTCGTAGCCCTGCTCGAGCCCGGACTGGTCGGCGTACTTGCGGCCCTCGCCGACGTAGCGCGACTCGAAGGCCTCCGCCTCCTCGGCGGCTACCTCGACCGGCTCGGATGGCTCTTCCTCGGAGCCCGGCTCGGCGGGGATGACGGGCGCGGCGTCCTGCTCGAGGGCCTCGACGGGGTCGCTGACCGGTTCGGGTTCGCTCGCCTGCACGTCTGCGAAGGGCGGGTCATCGGGCCCGCCCTGAAGGTCGATGGGTTCGTCGGGCTCGTCATCGAAGCCGAAAGCGTTGTCAGGTGCCAACGGTCTCCTCCTCATCCTCGGTGGCGGTCAGCGCCGCCAGCTCGCGTAGCAACAGCCTCATCTCGGCCCGCAGATCCTCGGGCCGGGCGAGAACCCAGGCCAGCGCCTGCACCCGCCCGCGTGCCTGCCAGAGCTGCTCGGCGGTGTAGGCCGCGTGTGCGAGCCCGGTGAGCTGGCGTGCGTGCTCGGCCGCGATCTGATCCAGGACCTCGAAGGCCCCGAGCTGCTCGAAGGGCACGAGCGCCCGCTCGATCTCTGCGATCCGGGCCTCCAGGTCCTCGAGCTGGGCCGCCCCTTCCGTCTCGTCTAGCTCGTCGATCTCGAGGTCACGGAAGCTCACAGCATCGCTCCCTGCTCAGCCGTCTCCTCGACGCTCGGTGGCGGTTCCATCCCCGGCAACATCCCGGGTTCACCCATGGGCTGCTGCTGGGCCATCATCGCCTCGGGGTCGATGAGGATCCGGTCGACGTCCTTCTTCCCCCACGCTCGCAGCAGATCCTTGAGGAGCTCACGGTCGTTCACGAGCGGGAGGCCTTGCGCGTCGGTCCGACCGGCGAGCATGTTGAACAGCCCGGCGGCCTGCTCCTTGCGGATGGACTCGGTCTGAGCCGAGGAGCCGGTCTCGATGTCGAAGTCGAACGCGCCGGCGATGTCCTCGGCGCGCAGCTGCGTGAACTCATACCCGCCTTCCGCACCTTCACGCCGCACGATCAGCTCGGCCGGGGAGAACTGCTGCAGCAGGCCGGCGAACTGGCGCGTCAGCGGCACCACGCCGGTCAGCTCGCCCATCTTGACCTTGAGCGCGAACCGACTGTTGCCCTGCTCGGTGATGAGCGCGACCCCGGTGGCCGTCTGGTTCAGCGTGGGGGAGTCCGTCCCGGCCTGATACGCGCTGACCGCGAGCACCCGCTCGACCATGTCGATGAGGGCCTGAACCTCCGCGTAGGCCGATGAGGTCACGTCGGGCATGTCCAGCGGGTAGATCACCTTGCGAGGGTCTGCGTCGTCGCCCTGCACGCGGATCGCGGTGCCCGGTCCGAAACGCAGGTCGCGCAGGTCGTACAGGTTCGCCGGGTTCACCACGAACACCCGCTGCAGCACGAGGCGCACGTTCTCTATGCGGGAGTTCCACAGCTGGTTGATCGCGTCCTGGATGCCGATGATCGGCTCCAGCTCGCCGACGCCCCAGAACTCGTGCTCCTGGAAGTGGTCCAGGACCCGTACGAACGGCTTCTGCCCGTGGCTGAACGGGTTGGGCGCCACGCGGACCACGAGGCGACGGTTGAGCACCGTCATCAGCTCGTCATCGGTCCAGAACTCCCAGACCTCGACGGCCTGCCGGTTCGGGTCGGGCTCCTGGGAGAGGCCAACCTCGCCCTGGCGCGCCATGGCCGGGGAGTCCTCGCGTTCCCACAGGTCGCCCAGCTCCATCCCGGCCGGAAGCCGGTAGGTGCCGTCGGAGAGCTTGTCGCGGATGTAGCTCTCATCGCGCCAGACGCGATGCAGCACGTAGCGCGCATCGCTGATCGAGGAGGCCTCCGGCGCGGGCCAGAAGTCCTCGATGTCGATGGCCTCGGCGAACGGGCCCTGGTAGTAGGTGAACCGCTCGCGGACCTGCCGCATCTCTCCCGTGGGAACCTGCTCGGTCTCGGTGCGGGTCTCGGTCAGCGCGACGCCGTCTAGGTCCAGCATCTGCTCGCCGGCGGGGCCCAGCACCGGCTCGAGGAACTCCCGTGTGGTCTCGGTGAAGATCGGCTCTTGCCCCATCCGCCAGCCGTCGCGGCGCCCCGGGTAGACCTTGAGCACGCCGGTCCCGTACTTGAGCGCTGAGCGGTAGGTGGCCTGCAGCTGCACGTACAGGTCGCACTGGTCGAAGGCCCAGCTCAAGCGCTCCTCCATGTGCGCGGCTGCCTCGATGTCCTCGGGCCCGACCGGCAGCACGATCGGTGAGGGCAGCTGCGCGACGAGCTTGGGCATCTCGGTCTCCACGATGTGGAAGCTGATCGGGATGAAGATCCGCGGGCGCCAGTCGCCCTTCTTGCGAGGGCCCGCCCAGGATCGGTACAGCCGATAGCAGTCGCGCCAGCGGTCCACGTGGGCCTGACGCTTGCGGTCAGACGCATCGAACCAGTCCAGGGCCGTGCGCAGCCGTTCGGCGTGCTCGACTTCGGACAGCGGAGACTGCTCGCCCTCGTCGTACAGCGGGACTATCGACTCGTCCACGTGATCTCCCTACATCCCCGTCGGTGTATCGGCGACCTCGGGGGTGAGCTGCGCGCCGGCCGGTCCCTCCGGCCCGCACGAGTGGTGCCGCGCCATCTGGTGCGCGATCGCGAGCGAGATCACGCGGTCGTCGTGACAGCCCTCCTGAGCTTCCGGCCGGCCGTCGTCCCCGCGCGTGAAGGTGCGCAGCTCGCGCATCGTCTCGGCCGAGAAGATCCCGGCGGTGCCTTGGCGCACAGCGGCTGCGAGCGCATCGAGCATCGGCATCCTGGTCTGCCCGTCGGTGACCCAGCCGACCTCGCTCGTCGCCGAGCCCGAGCGGGTGTTGATCCGTCGGTGTACGTACAGGTTCGCGTGCCGCCAGCGTTCGCGCAGTTCGCGGATGACCGTCTGGCCCGAGGAGTGATTCCGCTCGATCCCCGTGAGGGCCAGGCGCCGCCGGCTCCGCTGGCTCGGCGGTCCCGGGCAGGACCACATCGCCGCCGCTCCGAAGACCTGCTCGGCGAAGACCTCCGGTGCCATGCGTCCATGGATCTGCGCGACCTGGCGAAGGCACGGGACCCGCAGGCGTTCGGTCGGCTTGCTCGGGTGGATCACGAGCTCGGAGACCTTCACCACATCTGCCGAGCAGAAGTCACGCCCGCCGCGCTCGCCCTCGGGGTCTGACAGCGAGGAGTCGCGCGCCGCGGCGAGCCTGCCCTCGGCGGTGTCGGCCCCGATCACGTAGTGGGCGTCGGGGTCGGGTTCCTCCCAGATGCGCACGTAGCCCCGCTCGCCGGCGGTGAGCAGGAACCCCTCACCGGCCCGGGTGAAGTTCCCTCGCTGTGCGGGACGCTCGGTGCGCCGCCCCAGGTCCAGGAGCGCCGCCTCATCGAAGAACGGCGATCCGGAGACGAGGAACGCTTCTTCGGCCGTGGACGGGTTCTCCTGGCGGAAGACGCGCTCATCGCCCTTCTCGCGGATCTTGCGCCGGCGCCACGCGAGCTGCTCGGGCTCGAGGCGCACGAACTCGCCCTCGAACTCGATGCCCTCATCCAACGCGCGGCGTTCCCACGGGTCGGTGCTCGCCGCGATCTCGGCAGCCTCGGCGTCGGCGAGCGGGAGCCGGTAGCCCTCGTCGACGAACCACGGCAGGAAGATCGGGACCCACTCGCTCTCGCCGGCGACGGCTGCCTCCCACATCTCGTGGAAGGCGTTGCCCACGCCCTGAGCGGTGGACTCGATCCAGAACTCGCCCGCATCGGCGGGCATCGCATCGAGCAGGCCGGCGAGCGTGTCCTCGGGGTTGGCCCAGGACGCGAACTCTGAGGCGTGCACGTAGTCGAGTGTCGCGCTGCGGCCTGCGTCGGTGTCCTTCGCCGTCTCGACCGTCAGGCGCGAGTCGGTCTTCCACGCCAGCTCGCGCGCGCGCCGGGTCGATGCCTTCGGCGGGGTGAACGGGGCCTCGGAATCGAAGCGCTCGTAGATGGCGAAGATCTCGCCCCCGCGATCGAGCTTGTCCGCGACCACGAGCCCGCGCCGATGTGCCCACAGCGTGCAGCCGTGGTAGATCCTGGACGCGACGAAGGTGGAGATGCCCTCTTGCCGCGCCTTGAGCACGATCGCGCGTATGCGCCCGGTCTCGGCTCTCTGGCGCTCGACCTTGGCCTCCACCAGCTCCTGCGCCCGGTTGTAGATGAGAGGGGCGATCTTGGAGGGCTCGCCGAGCTTGGGCTTCGTCTTGATCTTCAGGACCGTGCGCGCATGGAGCCGCCGGTCAGCCCGGAGCCTCGCCAGGTGGTCCGCTCGGAGCGTCGGGCTCGCTGCTATCGCCGTCGTCATCCAGCCTCCGGATCAGGTCGGCGAGCTGCTCAGAGGCCGACAGCTCGACCTCGGAGCGGGGGTTGAACTCGGCGATGCGCTTGGCCGCCAGGTCTGCGGTCCGCACGGCGAGCGAGTCATCCTCGGATGCGAGTCCCCTGCGCAAGGCCTGCACGATCTGGGGCGCGAGCGATCGCAGCTCGGCCACCATCGCCGTCACGGCTGCATCCGCGATCTTCGCCCGGGTCGCGATGAACTCCGGATCGTCGGTGGCCCAGCGCCAGAGCGTCGTGCGGTGCACGGCGGCGGCCTCAGCCGCTTCGGCCTGGCCCATCCCCTCGGCGAGGGCCGCCAGCGCCGCGAGCTTGCGCTCGGTCGTCATGCCTCGTCGATCACGGGCCCGCGCAGGTACCCGCCGATGAGGTCGGAGGTCTCCAGTGGTCGCATCGCGCCGGTGGACGGGTCGTCATAGACCCACTCCGAGCCGTCGCGCGCGGTCTGGATCGCACCGAGCCCTCGGGTCTCCTCGAGCATCTGCTCGCGCGCGTCCTCACCGAAGACGTCGTGCACGCTCTGGCGGTCGTAGTGGTTGCGGCGGCCCTGCGGTTGCTCGAAGTTCGCCGCGTCGATGCTGAGCGAGAGCAGACGGGCCCGGAAGTGCTCCGGGCACTCGCGATCGTTCGCGGTGGCAGGTGCGCCGCAGTGGCACAGGTTCACAGGTAGCCCTCCCTCGGCGCGATCTGGCGGACCGCCGCGGGCCTTGCGTCCTGCACGACCTCACAGTGAAGGTCGCGTGAGGCCGTATCGGCGATCAGGCGGAGAAGCGCGTCTTGATCGAGCCGCACGCCCACGTCGGCCAGCAGCGTTCGCAGGCGGGCGGTCGAGACGGTCAGCTCCACGATCACGGGTCCCTACTAGTGGCGGCCGCGGCGCTCGATGCCGGCGCGCAGCCGCGCGGTCTGGTTACGGGTGTAGACACGGGTCGTGGCTGGCGAGGCGTGCCCGAGCAGATCCTGGATGACCGATAGATCGACGTCGGCCTCGGCCAGCGAGGTGGCGAAGGTGTGACGCAGCCTGTGAGGCGTGATGCCGACCGAGGCGAGGTGACGCTGGATCGTACGCGCGCTCACGGGCATGTGGCCGCCGAGCTCGGCGAGCGCATCCTGCGCGAGGCCGGACAGCGGCACGATCCGTTCCTTGGAACCCTTGCCACGGACGATCAGGTCTGCGGGCACCGCTCCGACATCGACGGAGCAGGCCTCGGAGATCCTGAGGCCCGTCTCGGCCAAGAACACGGCCACGGACTGCATCTGTGCATCGAGCAGGTGAAGGACCGCCTCGAGGTCGTCCACGGGCCGGGGAAGTCCCCGCGTGAGCTTGGGGCGGTCCAGGTCGATGGTCGGGTCATCCGCTCGCTCACCTGTTCGGACGGCCCATCCGTAGAAGCTGCGCCATGCAGCTAGGCGCCGGGCCACGGTCGCCGAAGCACCGGCCCGGGAGTGCAGCATCCGGCGCAGGTCGGACGACTGCAGCTGCAGAGGCTCGGGGCCCAGCTCACGCACGCTGCGTGCGTAGGCCTGGGCGGTCGAAGGGGCGAGCCCTCGCTCGACGGCGAGGTAGGCGGTGAATGGGGAGAGGTCCACGGGCGTGCCTGCGCGATCTCCCCTCTACACTTCTCATTCTACTCCGGGACCCCAAGCACCCCCGCTGACCAGCTGTTTCCCTGTGATCGCTTGAAACAGGCCATCCCACCCTGGTTCGTGTGAGCGAGCGAGCCGATGCTTCGCTGCCGCGTCGTGCGCATTCTCACGTGCCGTTCCGGGGACCAGATGACCGGGGTTGCAGCACGGCGGGTTGTCGCACGTGTGGCAGACGAACTTGCCTTCCGGGATCTCGCCGATCATGAGCGTGAACGCGAAGCGATGTGCACCCCAGATCTTCCCCTCGTGTGCGAACATCCCGTACCCGCTGGGTCTCCGACCGGCTCGCCATTCCCAGCAGTCGTCGATCCCCCGGATGGCGACCTTCGACCAGAACCGGTCGGGCATCGGTGCTCTCCAACCCACCGGTCGACCTCGGGTTTCAGCGGGTCGCGCGTCTCCGGGGACCCACCCGTGCTTGCGCCAGCGGCAAGCTTTCTGCTCACAAGGCCGCGAACAGACGGTTCGCTGCTTTCCCACCAGCCGGTTCCCACAGACGGTGCATAGCCTCACGTCTCTAGCCTATCCCACCCCCTCTGACATCCTCCTCAAGCACCTGAGGCGAGCCGACGGATCAGCGCGTCCAGCTCCATCTGCTCATCGCTCAGCACGTCTGCGGGGGAGATGCTCTTGAGCTTGGGCGTGTAGCCACCGTGACGGATGCCGAGCGCGCGCCGGATGGCCTGGTCCGAGGGCTCGCACAGCTGGTGCGCGTACTTGTGGCAGAGGTAGCACCGGCCCTCGGCCTCGGCCTCGACGATCAGCGAGGCGTCGCGCTCACAGCCCGGCGTGCGGCAGGTCTTCACCCTCGCATCACTATCCGATGGACCCAGGCCGTGAGGATCTCGCGGTCGCGGGTACTGAGGCAGTCGCACCGATGTTTGTGGTGACAGAAGGCGCGCGCGATCGCGCGCACGAGTGCGGGGTCGGCCTGCTCGACCCATGCCTGCGCGACCGGCGAGAGCGGGCGCACGTCCTCACCGGTCCAGCCAGATGTGCACGGGGAGCCACGCCCACAGCCCGAGCGCGATCCAGAACACGGGCGATCGCCAGTCGGGCAGCTTGCGCAGGTAGTGCGTCAGCGGATAGAGCCGATCCTCACCGCGCGCCAGGGCTGCGACCTCCAGCGCCGTGGCCACGAGTGCGAGCGATACCCAGGCCCAGGCGCTCATCGGGCCCTGCGGAACGCTGCCTCGGCGCCCTCGATGCTCTGTCCCGAGAGGTAGGCGGCGATCCACGCGGCACCCTTGCGGATCAGGCGCTCCGGATCATCGCCCGGGCGCACGAGCGGTCGCATCTCGCCTTCGCCCCAGCCGAGCAGGAGCCGGGTCGCGATCAGCGCCGCGGCCACGCGCGCCTGACGCTCGATCTCATGGCCGCGGCGGCGCTGCATGAGCGGGGCAGCGAGCAGGCCGAGCGCGCGCTCTAGATCGAGCACCTCGACCCAGCCGTCCTCGTCGACCTGGCCGAAGGTCTCGGCGCGCGAACGCAGCTGAGCCCAGCTGTCGGCGCGGAAGTGCACCCGCGTGACGGCCTGATCGGTCCAGTAGCCGGTGATGAGGCCCTCGATCTGCCGGCGGTCATACGGGCACTCATCCGGCATCTAGGTCCTCGGGCCCTGGCAGGTAGAGCACTCCTCCGCCCAGCGGCTCAGCTATCCCCTCGCGGGCCAGGCGCTCGAAGAACTCCAGGGCCGCCGCGGTCTCACGGACCGCCTCCTTGAGCTGGTTCCCGTGCGGGAGGCCCTTGATCCCGGCGCGCTGAGCGTGGAACGCGATCTTGGCCTCTGCGTGTTGACGGCGGGCGCCCGCTAGATGCTGGGCCAGCAGATCGGCCTCGATGCGCGCGGCCGGTGGGCAGAGGTCCAGGGCGGTGATCTCCGTCCGCACTTCGGGTACATCCTCGACCGCGGTGCTGGCAGGCTCGGCCTCGTCCACGTCGCCCCCTGACATGCGAGAAGGGGCCGCACCACGAAGGCGCGACCCCTCCGGTTCTCCCGCTGGGATCTACTCAGCCGATTGTACGGCTTCCATGCTCCCTTCTCTCCTCATGACGATCCCGGGGAAGACCTCAGCCCAGGCAAGATCCTGTGCCACCCGTACCCCCAGCTCGAGCTGATCGAAGTAGCGGCGGGAACGGCGGCCGGCTTGCCAGACGGCGCCGTGATGGCGGCCGGTGCTCGTCCTCATGGCCGAGCCCGACAACCAGCCTCCGCTCGGGGCGTGTCGCCACCATGTGCTCTCGGTCCGGTTGGTCTCGTGCGCCGGCTTCACGGTCTCCACCGTTCCGTAGCCCACGAGCGCCACGAACGCCTCGTGGTCGTAGCCTTCCTCGCTCATCGGTCTCCCTCCCTCGTCATCTCGGACAGGCGCTTGCGCTGGCGCGCGATGTTGCCGCCCAGGTTGGTCAGCTTGTATCCGGGGAACGCGCCGCCTTTGCCCAGGCTGTAGGGCGCATACCGGGCGACGCTCGCCAGGTCTGCGCGCTCACGTTCCGTCAGCACCTCGAGGACCGGCGCGCCCTTGCGACATGAGGCGTTGTAGGCCTTGATCCGCTCACGCTCGGCCTCAAGCTCGGCGAGCCGCGCGGTCAGACGCTCGACGGCGTCATCATCGTCGGAGTAGATCGCGTGCTCTGCCGCTCGCTCGATCCCATCGGCACGTCGGCGGAAGTCCTCCGCCTTCGCGCGATGCTCGAGGCTGGCCGTCATGCCGTTGACGATCCGCTCCTGGTCGCGCCGCGCGCGATGCTCGGAGTGATGTCCCACGAGGATCGGCTGACCCATCGGGATCATGCTCGTGATCTGCTCGACCCGTCCGAACGCGGTCTCTGACCGCGCCTCGCGCTTGTCTGCCCATCCCCGCAGCCGTTCGGCCTTGCGAGCCCGGCGTTCGCGGTAGGTCGTCGCTTCCATGTTCCCTCCTCTCATCCTGACAAGCTGACTTTACACCGTGCGCGTCATCTCGTCAAGTCCATCTTGTGAAGCGGGCTTGTCCGTGCGATGATGGCAGGCATGACCGGGCGCCCGTCCGAACTCACGCCCGACCAACGGCAACGGCTACGCCGGGTGCAGGGCCGCTACGCGCGTGCGGTGAAGGCTCGCGAAGGAGTGCTCCTCGAGCTGTTCGACGAGGGTGCCCCGGATGCGGCGATCGCTCGCGAGCTGTGCATCAGCCGGCAGGCGGTTCGGGATCTGCGGCTTCGGTGGGTTTGGGGGAGAACTCGCTGAGGTCCGCCGCCGTGTAGGTCCGGCCGAGCCGCACGAGCCGGACATCTCCGCCAGCGACCTGGACCGTGACCTCGCCGTAGCGCAGACCCAGGGCATCGACGAGCGCGCGAGCCGCATCCAGAGCGGTGAGTCCGTCCATCCCGCCTGCAAGTATGACGCTGTTGCACAACGATGCGAGGCGTTGCGGCCTCAGAGCCCTTCCACCGCAAGGCGGGCCAGCGGATCGCGGCCCCGGGCGTAGACGCGGAGCATCGTGGGATCGCGGTGGTTGAGCAGCTGCGCCGCGACGAGAGCCGGGATGCGCGGGTCGTTGGCGACGCGGTGCGCGAACTCGTGGCGCAGGCGATGCGTCCACATCTGCACCCCTGCAAGGTCTCCGGCGAGCTTGACCCACTGCGAGAGGCGGCTCGGGCCTACCCCGACGAGGGTAGGACGACGTACCACCACGCGGGTAGGACGGTAGTCCGCGAGCGCGAGCAGCTCTCGGGCCGCGCGGAGGCCTCGCTCACCGAGCGGCACCTCGTACGGATCGTCGTACTTGGCCACACAGAACCGGATGAGCCGGTGGGCCAGGTCGATGTCCTCGCTTCTCACGGCGCAGATCGACCCGAGGCGTGCGCCGGTCGCGAAGATCAGCTCGAGCGTCGGCCGGGCGCGTGGGTCGATGGCCTCGGCCGCGGCGAACACGCGCTCCAGGTCCGGGTCGGGCGTCTCGGCTGGCGGCAGGTACTTGTGGCGCCGGGTCCGCATGTGCCCGGTGGGGTCGACCTGCACGAGGCCTCGGTCGGCGGCGTAGCGGTAGAAGCTCTTGAGCGCCCGAAGGCTCATCCCGAACATGTCCCCGTGGCGGTCGACGCCCGCTGCCCAGGCGATGAGGTCATCCTCGGTCACCTCGAGCGGGTCGAGCATGGAATCGGCCAGGAACCCGAGCACGTAGCGCCGGTACTGGCGGCGGGTGTTGGCGTTCGCCCGCCCGGTCACCTCGAGCCAGGATTGCCAGGATCGGAGGACCTCGAAGGGGGACGGGGAAGTGCCCACGGCTCCGAGTGTGCGCGCGGGGATGCGCCGGGTCGATACGCCCGAAGTCCCGACATCGACTCGGGCGGCTGGGGGACTCTGCATGGCCGACCCCCCTCGGCGTCGGGCCTCAGTCCTTCGCGGCGACCAGCAGGGGCATCTGACCGGTGGACACGCCCGCCCCTTGCCCTGCATGGACTCTGAACGAGCGTGCGACTCCACCATCGCGCTTCACCCGCGAAGCGCCAAACAGTAGCCAATCTGCCGAGACGTTGAACTCCTCGGCAATCCGAGCCAGAACGCGGCTCGGGAAGTCTCGCTTGTCCCCCTCGTACTCCGTCCAGCTTTCGCGGCTCACACCCACACGCCGGGACATCTCCACGACCGACAGGTGCGCCGACTGCCGCACGAGCCGGAGCCTCGCACCGACGGATAGGTCGGTCATCTGCGGTGCGGTCGCCTTCATGGCGTGACTCTAGCCGGATTTGCCGGACTTTTGCAACACTTGGGACTTGCACAGATGGGGCAGATATGCGACACTCGCGGCCGTGATGAGCCAGACGACCGAGAACCGCACCGCTGGGCAGCGCCTACGAGACCTCCGCTTGACGAAGGGGTGGTCACAAGAAACGTTGGCCCGCAAGGCGAAGATGACCAACGGCACCATCTCGTGGGCCGAGACCGACAAGCGTGTCCCCCAGCTCCTCACCCAGGAGCGGATCGCTCGGGCCCTCCGCGTTGAGCGGCGGGAGATCTGGCCGGAGGACTCGGCATGACCCTTGCCAACGCGCACACCCTCTCGGTCGAGCTGCGCCGCCAGGTGATGCTGCTGCTGCCGGTCGGGCGGGCCTCCGCGATCTCGGGCTCCCGGCTGGCCGGGGGCCTCGGTGTCTCCGAGCGGACCCTGCGCGCGCTCATCGACGACCTGATCGTGCAGGACGGCTGGCTCATCGGGTCGACGTGCTCGGAACCCGCCGGCTACTTCGTCTGCGCGACCGAGGCTGACGTTGAGGCCGGGACGGCCCACCTGCTCTCGCGCGCCCGGTCGCTCTGGACCCGGGTAGCAGCGCTCAGGCGAGCGGCCACAGAGACCTTCGGCGAGCGGCACGAGGTGCTGACGCTGTTCGACGACCTGATCGGCACGGAACGCACGTTCCACGACACCGGGGAACGTTCTGCGACAGAGGGGGTGCATCAGACGTGAACGCTCAACCCGACGTGATGAGGCCCGAGACGGGCACCGAGGAGGCGAGGTGCCGGCACACGCTCGTCTTCGCGCTCGCCGACGGCTCTGAGGCGCTGGTGGAGGTCTACACGGAGGCCCCGCCCACGATCGCGTTCCGCGAGTCCCCGTTCCTGAGCTGGGGTCCGCCTGTCGGCGGTGAGGAGATGCCGCGATGGACGAGCTAAGCGAAACCCCGGCCGCTCAGACGGCCGGGGCTCAGAGAGGGCTTGCTGGCTCGCTCTCGGCACCGATCATGGAGCGTTCGTGGGATGAGGTCAAGCAACGGCTCGCAGGAGCCGGGTTCCTCGAGGTCACCGAGGACTTCGTCGGCGCGTGCTGCCAGTGCGGGGACCTCGTCTCGGGCAGCGAAGCCACCGACACCCGGCGCGGCTACCTCTGCTCATCCTGCGCGCGACCCTGGGAACGGTGGGCCTGAGATGGGCTGCATCATCGAAGGCTGCGATTGCCCGGTGCATGGAAGCATGAACTACCGGCACTTCGAGGCGGTCTCGGCAGCAGAGAACACCCGACGCGGTTCCGAGGCACGAAGGACGGCGTCGGGATGAGCGGCGGCGTTCGTGGCCCCAAGATTGAGACCACCGGGCGTGGGGGCAGATGGTATGTGTGGCAAAAGAAACGCTTCTGGTCGGTCACGACCCTGATCGGCGCTGGCCTGCCGAAGCCCGTGCTCGTGAACTGGGCGAAGAAGGTGACCGCCGAGTACGCGGTCGAGCACATCGACGCGCTGAACGCCCTGGTCGCCGATGACCCGAAAGCCGCGATCGACTGGCTGAAGGGGGCCGCCTATCGACAGCGCGACGCGGCCGCCGACCTCGGCTCGCTCGTGCACGACGCCTGTGAGGCTCACGTCCTCGGGCGTCCGTACCCGACGTGGACCGACGAACAGGCCCCGTTCATGGAGTCGTTCCTGGGGTTCCTGCGGGACTTCGCCCCGGACTTCGAGGCGGTCGAGGCGCCGTGCTTCAGCGACAAGCACCGCTACGCCGGAACGATGGACGCGATCGCGGTCATCGACGGCGTGCGCTACCTGCTGGACTGGAAGACGGGCAAGGGCGTCTACCCCGAGGTCGGGCTGCAGCTCGCGGCCTACCGGTTCTCCGAGATGTTCATCGGTCTGCCCGACGGAGACCTGACGCCGATGCCCGCGGTCGATGCGGCAGCGGTCGTGCACATCCGGCCCGAGGGGTATGAGTTCGTCCCGGTCCGCGCCGACGAGGAGGTCTTCCGGGCCTTCCTGTTCGTGCGAGAGGTGGCCCGCTTCGCGATGGAGACCGCCGACTCGATCGTGGGCCCACCGACGCTGCCGGGGATCACCGATCCTGTCGAGGCGATGGCCGTCGAGGTCACCGGGCAGGGGGTGGCGTAGATGCCGATCATCGACGTGCAGCAGCGATACCGGGAGCTGGGCCGGCTGCGCATGGGCGACCTCGAGGGCCGGCGACCCATCAGGCTCGAGACCTGGCGCATGACCTCGCCGGCGCAGGAGCTGCTCGACAAGGCGGCAGGCCTGTGGGGGGGTCAGGTCACCGAGTGGTCCGGCGCGCCGACCGAAGGCACGCAGTACGAACTCGTGACCGAGGCGACCACGCTCCCGGTCCTCGTGCCCCCACAGGACATCGACGCTGGGCAGTTCATGGAGCTGTGGACCGCCGGGGGTTGCAAGCGTCGGTGTGACGGCCAGACGGAGTTCCTGAGTGGCCGCGCGTGTATCTGCGCGGCGAAGGATGAGCGCCTCTGCAAGCCCACGACGCAACTGCTCGTGATGCTGCCCGACATCCCAGACATCGGCGTGTGGCGCGTGCGCACGCTCGGCTGGAACGCAGCAGCCGAGATTCCCCAGACCGTGCACCTGCTCGCCAAGGTCGCGGGCCGAGGCGTCTACCCCGAAGCCACGCTCGCGATCGAGCCGAGGACCTCCAAGACCGACGGCGAGACGCACCACTACGTCGTGCCGGTGCTCCGCCTGCCGTTCACGCTCGCAGCGATGCTCGATGCATCCCCGGCGGCCGCCGAGATCACCACCGGGCGGCGCGAGCTGGTTCCGCTGCCGGGCCGGCGCCCCGAGCTGCCGGCCGACCCGACCTTCGCCGATGAGACCGACCCGAGCTGGGGCGATGAGGCCGTGCTGGCCGAAGACGCGCCGACGGAGGAGGCGGCGAGCCGGGAGCAGGTCGTGAAGCTGCACGCCATCGCGGGAGAGCTGGGCTGGGACGACGCGACGAAACACGAGAGCGCCGGCGTCGAGAGCCTGAACCACCTGAGCAAGGAACGCGCCTCCGCCCTGATCGAGGACTGGACAGCGCGCCTGGCGATCGCAAGCGTCGGGGGGGAGGTGTCCGAGACGTTCGGGGAAGGCGTCACGGGCGCCGAACCCCCGGCTACCACTCCGGTGCAGGCACCCCCTACATCGGAGCCCGTGGTGTCCGAGGAGGGTTCACCAGACCAGCCCTCCTCGGGCGCCCAACCTGCCACGGACAACCAGTGGAGCCGCTGGGGATCGCTCGGCATGGCGAAGTCTGCCGCGACGATCCGGGCGCGCAAGCGCTGGGGGGTCACGCGCTGGCAGGATGTCACCTCCGAGCAACTGGCGACGCTGATCGAGGAGATCGCGTCGTGAAGGCGCTCGTGAGGGTCCCGGCACCGGCCAGTCGGGGCGACATCGTCGAGGTCCGCGAGCAGAACATCCGCCCGTGGCGAGGCGTCGTCGGCGCGGTCAAGTTCTCGCCGGTCTCTGGCTGGTGGTGTGAGGTCCGCGAGGAGCGCGGGATCTACGTCGTGGCCGGAGAACTCGTACGGGTGGTGCCGGGGTGATCTGGCTCGGCGTGCTCATCGGGTTCAACCTCGGCATGATCGTCGGGGCGTTCGTGTGGACCGGGTTGGCGATCCGACGGATGCAGGACGAGCAGGCCGAGATGCAGGCCCGGGCGCGGAGGTACCACGGATGACGTGGGCCAAGCTAGACGACGGCATCCTTGACAACCCGAAGGTCGCGCGCACGGGTGTGCTCGGATTCGCGCTCTACGCCGCTGGGCTCGTCTACGCCTGCCGGAACCTTACCGACGGCTTCATCCCCTGGGGCACGGCTCGCCGTCTCGTGCCGACACAGTGGACAGATGACGAGCGGCGGATATGGCAGGTCGGGGCAGCCAGTGGAGCACACGGCCTCGATGAGGACGAAGCCATCGAGCACGCGATCGGGCGCCTCACGGCCGTTGGCCTGTGGAGCCAGGTCACGGGCGGGTATGAGATCCACGACTTCTTGGACTGGAACCGGTCTCGAGAGCATGTGTTGGCTGAGCGCACACGCGCGCTGGCGGCACGTCATCGGGGGGCGGAGGCCGTCAAGCGAGATGGAGCCGGGAGATTCACGACGGGGCACGAACCCGCTGGTGACACCGTGGATGACCGCTCGCGGATCCGCTCGCGGATCCGCTCGCGGACCGCTACGCGCGGATCTAGATCTGATCTTGATCTTGCCCTTGGTACTTCGCAAACCTCTCTTGACCGCCGCTTCGCGTCGGAAGAGGGAGGAGATCGTGGAAAACCGCGAGACCCGGCCTTCGTGGCGCTGTGCGCGGCCGAGGGGTCTGACCCGGAGGCGCTGACCCGCCGGGCCCGGCGCACGGTCGGGGTGGCGCTGGCGGAGATCCGCGAGGTCATGGCCGACGTCGATGCGGCCGAGATCGGCCGGCGGGCGCGGATCTACCGGGCGCGCTACCGGGATGCGGAACTGACGGCGAGCGCCCTGGCGAAGCACTGGCCGCGCCTGGGAACCGAGCCCGCGAGTGCGGGCCAGGACTACGCACCGCTGACGCTGCAGGCCCGTGAGGCCGAGTGGGAGCGGATCGAGAGGGAACGCGAGGAGGAGCTGGCATGACGCGCACCCAGCTGAGGTTCGAGGGGCTGGAGGTCTCAGAGATCGAGGTCGAGATCACCGGCGGCGGCACGCACGAGACCGAGGCGATCGTCGGGCTCGGAGATGAGGGCACGGCGATCGTGCGGTGGAAGGCCGTGAACGTGAAGCACCCGATCAAGTCGGGCGAGGTCCAGCGGGTGCAGACGCTCAACGTCGTGGCCGTCACCGATGTCGTCGTGACCGAGTCCTACGAGGCCCCGCCGACGCTCGAGCAGCCGGAACTGGCGAGCGTCTGACGATGCGGATCGTGGGTCTGGATCTTGCGCTCACCGCGACCGGGATCGCCGATGAGCATGGCACGCGGTGCTTCCGCTCGAAGTCCCGCGGGATGGAGCGCCTCGATGAGATCCTCACCCAGGTCCGAGGCACCGGGGAGCCCCGGCCCGAGCTGGTCGTGATCGAGGGCTACTCGTTCGGGTCGCACTCCGCCCACGCGCACGAGCTCGGCGAGCTGGGCGGCGTCATCCGCTACGACCTGTGGCGCGTCCAGATCCCCTACGTCGACGTGGCGCCGGCTGTGCTCAAGAAGTTCACGACGGGCAAGGGCAACGCCTCCAAGTTCGAGGTCATCGCCGCCGCGATCCGTCGCTGGGGGTTCGAGGGCTCAGACGAGAACGAGGCCGACGCATACATGCTTCGGATGATGGGGCTCTGCCACTACGACGTGCCAGCGGTGATGCCCGACCTCGAAGTGCCGGGATACGCGCGCGAGGGGCTCGCGAAGGTGCAGTGGCCGCTCGCCGGGGTCTCGGCGTGACCACCGTGCGCGTATGCGCCGCGCCGGGCTGCCCGACGCAGCTCACCAGCTACAACCCGGCGGGCCGTTGCTTCGTGCACACGCCGGATAGGGTGTTGCAGGAGGCCCGCGATCGCGCGGCACGCAGAGGCAAGGCGATGCCAGCACAGGCGGAGGAAGAACTGACGCCCGAGCACGTACGTGCGTTCTGGGACGGCGAGTGGTTAGGAGCCTAGAGATGGACCTGGCAACGATCGAGATGCCCGTCGAGGCGGCGCAGGCGAAGTTCGAGGAGTACCACGCGGCGGTCAAGGATCGCCACGACGTCGAGGACGCCCAGATCGCGAAGGGCTACAAGATGCTCGCGCGCGGGCACCGCCTGGTCGAACTGTCGAAGACGCTCCGCGCAGGCGGGGTGACCACGCGGCGCGGGCCCGACGACTGGCGTGGGTCGCGCGGGTTCTACGTGCTGCCGAAGCTCGCTCTCGCGTGGGCCGACCAGAAGAACATCTGGTGCACGGGAATCACGCGCGAGGGCGGGATGACGTTCTTCTGGAACGAGGGCATGAACCCGCACGCGACCCGGCGGAACGTCACGTGCGGTGAGGGGACCTGGGACTTGCAGGGCATCGAGCGGGCCGAGATCGCAACCGGGTACAGATGGCGGTACTGGATGGCGATGGTGCCGCTCGTGCCTCCCGCGCTCCGGCCTCGTTCGCTCGGGGGCTACCACGTCCTGTGGGAGGCCGACTGGCGTCCGAGGGCACCGAGGGCACCGCGTGACCCTGCGCTGCTCAAGCACATCGGCGGGGACCTCTACGCGGTCGTGGCGGTGTGGGACCTGACCGGGCTCGAGCGGGCGGTGCTCGCGGGACGGAGGGTCGCGTGACCCAGCCCTACTTCGACGACGGCGCGGTCACCCTGTACCTCGGCGACTGCCGCGAGGTCATGCCCTCGCTCGTCGACGTCGACGTCGTCATCACAGACCCGCCCTACGGTGAGACCAAGCTCGGGTGGGACAGGAGGGTAGACGGCTGGCTCCCCTTACTCCCGTGCAACGTCCTGT